ACCAGAAGCTGCTGCAGGTTTCAAGAATCCCAGTGCTTGCATCACACCCTTTAAAACATATTGTTGAAGAATCATCCGCGTTGTTTCCTTGAGGATTTGTGATGCAAACTCTCTGTAATTGACGGTACCAGTCGTCAATAATTCAAAAATTGAATCCTCGATCTTCTTGATACCAGATTCTGCTAAATCGCTGAATGCCTGCCTGACTGTACCAATACCCTCGCTATAACCCATCAGGCCATCCTTGAGGCCACCCATGACATCTGCGTTGTACTGCAAGGCGCGTGCATTTTCGTAGACGCGATCCGTGATCTCAGTAAACGTTGTATCAAGCTCTTTGAATAGGTCATTCAAATTTGTGACGTATTCATTCTGTGCCAACGATTTAGCTGTATTTTCAAGTGTGACAACAGTTTGAACAAGATTTTGAATGTTTAGTTTGCCGCCAGCTTCGCGAACTTCCTTGGCAAAGTTGAAGATCTTAAGAAGCAAATCACCCGTAATCTTTTCAGCATCAGTTACCTTGTCAATGTATTGGCGTTCAAAGACTTGAATGGAGTTTGCGCCTAAGGATTGAATCTTTTCATTTGTCTCAAAGACTTTGTTGTTAAGGTCACGTTGAAATTCCGACGCTTTGCGAGTCAGCTCAATTCGTCTTTCGAGCAGTCTTTCTTGACGTTTCGCTTCTTGATCCTCTTTGGCGCGACCTTCTTTGCCAGCCCCAGGGATAATCCCAGGCAAATTGCTAGGCGGCAGTTGACCAGTAGAGCCACCCTTTGGCTTGAGACCTTCGAGCTGCGTCAGCTCTGCAACTTTCAAGCGTAAAAGCTGCTCACGTCCTGCAGTTGCCTTGCCGCCAGTAGGCCCAAGCTGATCAATTTCCTTGCGAATTCTTGCGATGTCACCTTTTAACTCATTGATTCGAGCCGGATCGTAAAACTTCATGCCCATGAAGCGGGCAAGAGAGCGTGCAGCGCGATCAATAGCCTCGACAATGTCAGCAAAAATGCTTTGAAATGCAGCGCCAATAGGAGCCAACAATCGACCAACGCTCTCGCTCAAGCGTGACAAGGCCGCCTGCAACCGGTCACCAGCAGACTGAGGCCCCTTGGCGATGATTTCAGCGTTTTTGCCGTACCTTTTAAATAGCTCCTCGGCAAACTTCATGAAATCTTGCAACGACACTTGACCTTGCTCCAAGGCCTTATCAAGTTCCTGAGGCGTCATGCCGATTGACTTGGCAAACAAAGTAAATGCACCAGGCAGTCGTTCACCAATCTGTTGACGCAATTCTTCAGCGCTAACTTTGCCCTTGCTGAACACCTGCGCAGTTGCACGCAATGCTGCGTCCATGTCCTCAAGGCTGCCACCCGTGCCTCGAATACCAGCAGCAATGCCAAGAAATGCTTTCTCAGCGTCTTTAACGTTTCCACCAGCACCAATAACAGATGCCGACAACTGCGTGAATTGACGTGTGATCAGCTCTTGCGGGATCGCAAATTGACGACTTGTTTGATCAATAAATACCAAACCTTGAGCAAAGGAATTTGCATCTGCAGTAACAAGGCGCAGAGCAATACGTTGCTTTTCAATCTGTGCTGTGTAATCAGCAAGGCCACCGAGCGATTGACGTGCCTGTCCAACCTGTGCACCAATTGCGCCGCCAACAATTGATCCCGGGACGCCGCCAATAATGCCACCTATAGCAGCACCAGCACCGCCCTCAAGGCCGCCAAAGACACCAGCACCAGCAATTGTGCCCGCAATCTGCGCAGCACCTGCAAGACGCCCGCGACCACCAGGCTGAACTTTCCTCAATTGCGCATCAAGTTTTGCCGCCTCAGCAGACGCTTGTTTGAATTCAGCACTACCAAGCTCAACGCTGTTCGCAATCTCACGCCATGCATTTGCATAACCTTTGAGATTGTTGATGCTATTTGCAGAGTTTTGCTGTATTTTGCGAAGCTCATCAGATGCTTCTTTGAAATTGATATTTGTTGCAGCCGTCTGTTGCGCCAGGTTTTTTAGCGTGCCCTGAAGCCTCGTGAGCTGCTCACCGCCCTGCTCCTTAATCCGTACCAGCAGTTCAGTAACTTGGCTCATTTCTTCCTCTTGTTCAAGACGGACAGGGCAGCCATCTCCATCACCTGCACGCCTTCAAACATTGCCACAGGATCCTTGACTGCATACAGCTTACATAGCCATTCCAAAGTCTGGTAGTTCAATCCCGTCAATCCAGCCATGCTCGTGTGCCATTGCGTTGACAGACGAATGAACATATTCAGCACATCCCAATTCTCCTCCCACACCTCGCAATCTTTCTCAACACTCTCCAACCTCAAGGCGGCAAGCTGTTCCTCGCTAGCACCAAGAGCTTTCAGGTCAGTTTCACGTTCATCAACAACGCCGCCTTTCGCCCAATACTCAGCGGCGATTTTTAGTTTTTTGCTGGCGCTCCAGTCACGCTGTCGGCATACGCTTGAATCAACGCACGCATCACATAAGGATCGTCGCAGATCTCCTTCTTAGCCTTCTGCGTGAATGCCACGTCCTTGCCTTCTTCATCCTTGACACCGTCCCAACCTTCAAGGATCCCATCAACCAAGACATCATCGCCTTTGTCAATTAGATCGTTGAAGGCAGAACGACTCATCTTCTTGAAGACTGCATCGAACGTTTGCTTTTCAAATTTGCCACCATCGACAGGGACTTCCACTGTCACGGGCCATTTGTACGAAGCAGTCTTCTTGAGAATGAAAGCCATAAGGATCAGGTGAAGACGAGTGACATTTCGTTGTTGCCAGCCGTGGTAGGCAGGGCAAGGTACGGCATCGACAGAGCGATAACGCCGTTCGTGTCAGCGTAGCTGCAACCAGTGATGTCTGTCTGTGCTGCGTTGACCGTGACAATGTTGCCAGAGGTAGCACCCAACACAATCGTGGTAGCGCCAGTAGCAGAGGCAACGGCCTTGGCGAAGAAGTCAGTGGTGCCAACTGCAGGAGCCTCGATCACAGCAGTACCACCAGGGGCACGGTTGGTGATCAGCACTTCTTTATTAGAAGCAGTCTCCTTGTACAGCAGCTCGTTGTTCATTGCCAGATCGAAAGACTCAATGCGTGAGCTGGTCACACCGTGGAAGGTGGCAGTTGTCACGTTGGTGTCATTCACTTCGATCGCAGCAGCCTGATTGGCCACAGTGAACGAACCCGACAGGGAAGTGCCATCAGGTGCGTTGTAGATGCCGATGAAGTTGAAACTCGCAACAGCAAACTGACCAGCAGTCATGTTGAAGCTGACAGTGCCGAGAGCACCAGTGATCTTGTGACGAGTGCCGTCGTAGAAGCAGTAGATCGTTGCCGAACTGAAGCTGCTCGAGACCGGTGCATAGGTCACGGAAGTAGACGAAACAATCGTCTCGCTCAATCCGCAAGATTTCAGCAGTGGGCCAAACGCAGGCGCAGTACCAGCCGTTCCGGAACCAGCAAGTTCAACATCAAAGGTGACGCTGACGCGCTTGTTGGCAACCAATGTGCCGCGAGTGCTGTTACCCAAAAAGCCTTGATACGCAGCAGCCTGAACGTTGTCAGACTCAATCGGAGTCACCTCAAGATTGGTGACTTGAACCGCATCAGTGCCGCCGACAGGACTTGGATCGGTCCCGTAAGTCGCCTCAATCTTTGCGATCAGAAACTTCTTCCGTGTCAGTGCCATCGGTGGTAGGAGCGGCGGTTTCTGTGATCAGTGTAAGCTTTCCCGTCTTGGGGTCAAACAAATAGCTGCCGCCCACTCCGGGATTGGGGATTTCCCTTTCAATCTTAGCCATAATGTCAGGCGCTAGTTAATGAAGTCCTGCTTGTACGATAACGGACAATGAAGTCCTGGCTGATAATACCCAGCGGTACATCAGCTTCATACAGGTTGAAGTCAGTTCGATCAGGTGTCAAGTCAAGGGCGTAGCCGTTCAAGGTCTGATCAGCCATCAACTTGGCATGCACTTGCTGGGTGTACGTATCTGACTCATCATCGGGCACTGCAGCACGTACCAGAGTTGTAACTCTGACCCTCATCGACCAGTCCAGCTTGTCGTAGAAATTCGTATCAATAGGCTGATCGTTGACAGGCTCGACAATGACAGCAGGTACCTCACCACGCGCCAGAGGCTCCACACGGCTCCTGTAGACCGTTGCGCCAACAATCGTGTCTAGGTTGCTCTTAATGCGAGCCAGGATCAATTCGCGGCGCGTGTCAGCCATTAGGTGCAGGCCAAGGTTGTGGTAATAGTTCTTCCATTTTCAATTGCTGTCACATTGACGCGAATGTAGCGAGCCATAATTCCGTCGTAATGCTCACAAAATGTTCCAGCAGATTTCGTTTTGGCATCAGCAAGGTCATACCAGTTTGTTCCATCAAGGCTTCCCTGCTCCTTGAATGTTACGCTGCCACCAGTCACTACATGCTGAAAGGTAAACAATGTCGCCTGCACCTCTACGGTTTCTGTTGCGCTGGCCGTAGAAATAGTGGCAAAAGAATGAATGTTGTCAGAGAGTTCGCCACTGAGACCAAGTACTCGTGCCATCAGACTTTGCTCAATAACAACTCAGAAAACAAACCGTCATCGAGTGCTCGATTCTCCCTGACGGTATAGGAGACCGAATCAACAGTAATGGCAGTGCCACGGGCGGCAGTGCTGACGTCAGAAGTCTTCGCCAATAACGAGTACTCCCGACTCAAGGCCATGCCACCCGCAAGCACCTCCACAGGCGAATCCAGGACGCCGACAAAAGTTGAAGCGCCAAGAGTGCAGGAAACCCCGAACTCATCAACGTTCAAAAATGCCAGCGTATCCTGGAAAGCCATCTGGATCAGTTGCCGTACTTCTTGCTGTAGACCAGCGAGACGCCGTACACGAACACAGGGTTGGTGCCAGCTTGAGTACCGACAGCACG